AAACCTGCAAAACCAGTTTTATTAGATGGGTCTGGTGCGTGTTGTTGAGCTATCATAAGTAATGTTCCGACAATAGCAGTTGCTGGGTGTGTTGCAAAACCTAAAGCACCACTTCCCGCTACTGCAGGCGTTGTTGCTGTTGCTGGTACAAAGGCTGTACCGCCAAGTAAGCCTGTACCTGACAAACCAACTGCTGTGTTAAAGACATTTGATGGGTTGCCATCTTCTATGGCAGCCATACCTGATAAAAGACCGCCTATACCTGATACAACTTCTGCAGGTGTAAATTGAGTAGCGTTACTTAAAGCAGAACCTGCCTTTCCTAAACCCTCATTAAGCGGTGTATTATACCATTTACCAAATTTATCAAAAAAAGTTGTTTCTGTTCCAAAATCCTGAATATCACCTTTAGTTAAAACATCTGATGCACTTTTATAATTATTGTTTGCTTCGGCTATTAAATTGTCATATTCGGCTTTAGTTAAAAATGTTTGTGTTGATTGGTCTAACGCCCATTGGCTTTCAATTTGACCAAGTTTCATTATCCCACTATCAAGTTTATAATCAACAATATTTCCTGCATTATCAAAATTAAATATTTGACCTGCATTATTAACAACATCTGTTGCGTTTGATATTGTTTTTATAAGGTCTGAATTTGATAAAGTAACACCATCAACTGTTATATTATCAATTTTTCCTGTAAGTGTACTTGCGTTATTAGTTGTATTCCATTTGGGATTGCCTAATGTATTTAAGCCTGAAATTGCAGTAAGTTGTGAAAGAGGAACAGCAACGCCATTAATATTCACAAATGTATTGTTTCTATTAGTATTAACAGTAGCATCATCAACAACTTCAATTAAATCATTACCTGCACCCCCTAATAATGTATCAGCGCCTAATCCACCAGAAATTGTACTTAATATATTTATATTGCTGTTATTTCCATCAGCACCACTAATAGTATCATTTCCAGTTGCTCCTGAAATAGTATCAATTAATGTAATTTTTTCTGAACCTGAACTACCATCAATCGTATCATTTCCAGCTCCACCCTCAACAGTATCAAGCAAAGTAATTTTTGTATCTGTATCGCTTCCACCACTAATAGTATCATTACCTGCACCACCAGTTATGGTATCTAATATTGTAATTGTTGTATCTGTATCGCTTCCTGAACTACCATCATCACCATCATCACTACTTGTTGTAATAGTAGTATCAGTACCTGTGCCACCATCTCCACCGCTTCCACCACCGCCTGTGTTTGTGTTTCCTATTAAACCTGCTTCATCAACTCCGCTTACATCTAAACCATCTCCACCGCTTCCACCACCGCCAACTACATTTTCCCAATAAGACTTGTCAAAAGGTAATCTATTAAAGGTTGCAAAGTTGCGATAGGTGTTAGGGTCAACTGCAAAAGTGCTTTGAAAATCTTGTTCCATTTGTGGATAGCTTTGCAATAAACCTGTTACAAATGGTGAATATGCGTCAATCGTAGGGTCTAGTGTTGTGTCTGCCAAAATTGGTGTATTTTGTAATAAACCTTGTTGTGGAACATACATACTAGGGTCATTTAAAACAGGCTGGAAAGCGTCAATAAACCCTGAATAATCGACATACTGCGTTTTAGGGTAAGCGTCATAAAATGCAGTTAAGGCGTTTTGGGTTTCATCAGTCATTAGTCAACTACTCTTGGTAAATTTGTAGAGGGGTCACCGCCCATTTGTTGTTCAAAACCTCGTAACTGTGCTTCATAGCGTAATTCTTCTTTTCGTAATTCCATCTGTAATTGCATTTTTTCTCTTTCTAATTGCAATTCAGCGTCTTGTTTTTGTTTTTGTAATTCAATATCTGCTTGTAATTTTTGCTGATCTAATTGCATTTTCATTTCCGCTTCACTAGGTGGTGGCGGTTGTTGTGGTTGTGGCGGTGTATCTTCAGGATTTTTAAAGAATCGTGAAGCGTCTTTAAATCCTGCCATACCTGCAAGTTCAGCAAGAGTATTACGATATTGTTGCATACTAACTAATGGGTTTTCAACGCCAGTTTGTAACAATATTTGCTCTTGTTTTTGTGCTATCATGTTTAAGAACGCCATTTTTTCGTTAGTTTGACCGCTTCCAAGTCCAACATTTACAGTAATATCGTATTCATGTTTCCAGTTGCTAGGGTCAATCGGCACAAACTTATTGTTTAGTCGTATCATTTGGTCTTTTTTGCCATGATGTAAGCATAATGTTAGTATTAGCTGAAATAAGTCTTTAACACCTGTTTCAGCGAAAACTCGTGCTATCATTTCTATTTTACCTTGTGCTGCTGACATTTGTGCAGCAACTGCGGTAGCTGTTGTGCTTTGCAAGGAATCCGCATCTAATCCCATAGACGCTTTTGATAATCCTGTTCTTTGTTCTTTTAAATCGTCAAGATATTGTAACAAGCTAAATGCGTTTTGACCGATAAGCTGTGGCTGTAAAGGTTGTAGTGCATTAGGTTGACGCACACGCACAATACCACCTGCTCGTGAATTTAAAAGATCGTCAATATTAACTTGACCCTCAACAGCGGCAACTCTTACATTGTTTGTAAGATAAATATTATCTAATAATTGACGCATTACAGTTGATTTAATCATCTGTATATCCATGATTAATTCTGCCAAACTACGACCAACTAATCTATGTGGCATTAATATTGGTGATAGACACGCAAAAGGTATGTGGTCAAATGTATCGTTTTCTACTATTTCAAAACCTGAACCTAACGCTACAACTCTGCGTAATTCTGCAATACCATCACCATCATAATCAGCTTTTATATATGCTTCTGTGACTAAAACATCACGCATAGATTTATCTGATGAATCTGTATCTGCTCCTGACTCTACATCTTCAAAACGATTTTGTACTTCTTGGTCATTGTCAAGTTCACTATGACCTGCAAATCTTTCAACAAGTTCTCTATCATAACCCATTTGTATAAGGTCACTTACTTTCATTGTTGTTCTATGTGCTACAAAATCAGCTTCATTTATTGAAGCGGCTCTTTTGTTTACTAAAAATTCTTCAGGCGGTATGTTGTCAACTCGTATCATACCATCATACATAGTGCGTTTTATTGTAACATCATGTTTTGAGTATGTTTGACCAACGCTGTAGCCCATTTCATCAACTTCATCTGATTCATATTCTTCGCTACTTTGTTCAACAATTTCAATAGTATCGTCTTGTAGTAATAAAGTTAATTCATCATCAGATAACCCTGTGTAGGTTTCTTCTTCGACATTTTCGGTTTCATCATAATAGACTTTAACAACGCCTAGTTTTTGTAACAAAGCGTCTTTAAAAAAGTTATGCAATATAACAAAACCATTGTTTTGACAGTTAATGACATAATTAGCGTATGATGTGGCTTGTTTTGCACCCTCAACATCTTCTTCATGTCTTGGCATAAACTCAACAAAATTGTCAGTTTGTGTAAATGTACGCATAAGGCTTGGCATGATAAATTCTATGGTATCGGCAACCTCTGTGGTAACAACTTGAGAACGACCCTCTTGTTCATTACCAAACTTTTCGCCCATGTAATAGTCCATAGCACGAATACGATCTATGCCATATTCGCTATCATAAAACCCTAATGCGTTTTCAATCTCATTACGCACTAAAGCCTGAAACTCTAGTTCATTCATAATGTAACCTATTTTTTAGATGATTTTTTCTTTTCAGCAGATTTTTTTTCTTCTTGTTCTTTTTTCTTCTGCTTATCTATATCAAGTGCTTGGCTTCTTTGCATTGTATTATCCTATTGTTAAAATTAATAAAAGGAGTACGATAATGCCGCCTAATGCAGCATCTACATAATCCCACGAGTGATTTTTTACATAATTAAATATGTTTTTTAGTATTTCCATAGTTTCTCCTAATTTAATTTACTAATGTCAGGTCTAATATCTACGCTTTGTAGTTTTTTCATAAATTCATCATTTGTGCCACCTGCACGATAAAATGAAAAAGCGGCAGCGGCTAACACGACATCTGTTAAATATTCCCAATTTCCAATGTTTTGATTCATTTCCTCAAGCTCATCAATAAGATGTGACAACAAAGCATGGGTTACAGGATTTTCCGCAACAAATTTTTCCATTTCTTCGTCAGGCTCAAATATTAAATCATATTTCATGTTATCCATGTACTATCCTTGTAATGTATTGGCTTATTCCAATTATGTTGTGTGCCACGAACAGACGCTGTAAACGCTTGTTGTGCAAAGGTTAAACAAAATGCGTCTGCCAAATCACAAGAACGACCACCTAATCTTTTCTTAAATTCATCTTTGGCTTCAACTTTTATTTTTCCAGCACTTGTAATTTTAAAACGAGGCGCAATAAGTTCTTCTATTAACTTGTCGTCTTGCACTAAATACACATCACGACCCTCAAACCATTCTCTAGCTCTAAACCATAATTCATCACGCAAACGCATATATTTATCACGCATACTAGGGCTTTCGCTAACTTGTATGGGTCTTGCAGGTAGGTCTAATTCGGCTAATCGAGAACATACACCGCTACCAATACCAATGGTATCAACCATAATATCGGCAGGTTTATCCTTATAACTACACATTTCGTATTCTTGAACAACCATACCTACAGTTTCCATTAGGTCTTTTCCCTGCCAAGACTTAATAGGTTCGGTCACCTCATTACCACGCCTTTTACATAATGCAGTTCTATCGCTACCAAAGGCGGCAACATCTAATCCCCAAACAACAGGTGTATATGGGTCAACTTCTATTTCTCGTTTTAAGGAACTTTCCACCATATATAGCGGAATAACTGTATCATCTTCGGCTCTAGGAAATTCACCTAAAACTCGTACACGATACACATTTGAGTCATCACCATATTTAATTGCCATATCCTCAATATATTCTTCGGACACTTGCGAACTATCTTTACAAGCGACTGTTTGTAATGTCCATCTATCACGCATAGCGGAAAAGGCATTAAAGAAATAGCCACTTGTTCGTGTTGGGTTGCCTGTCATTACGACTTTAGCGTTTGGCGTAGATAACGAACCCTCACCAACCTCAAAGATCATATCGTCAACACCACTTGCTTCATCTATTATGAACAATAAATTGTCACTATGAAAGCCTTGTAGTGCTTCAGGGTTTTCACGCCTTGACACACGAGCCACAGCGTAACTATCATTTGCACCCTCTAAATTAATTTTATCCGATTTCATTTCAAGCTGCTGATAAAACACATCAGGTAATTGCCGACCCCATTTCTTCGCTTCCGCCCATAACACATCTGATAATTGATGTGCTGTATTTGCTGTACAAACAACTTTACATGGGTGACGAGTGAGTAACCACCATAATATTAACCATGATAACACAGCTGTTTTTCCTACACCATGCCCTGACTTAACAGCACATCTAGGGTTATCCCTCACATTTAATAAAAATTCTTTTTGCCATTTTTCAGGTTTTGCACCCAACATAGCTTCTACAAACATTACAGGGTCTGCTGCTAATTCTTCTAATATGTCCTCTAAATCTTCCATATAATCCTTTAATGAGGGGTGAACAGGGGAAAATGGTATGTAAAAACCTGCCACCCCTACCTTGCAAGGGTATAATGCTATGTCGCCATTTTTTTATTGCGTTGTTAGTAGGGAGGATATGACATAACTATACCAATTTTGTCATATTTAGTGATTTGTGGTGGTTTGTCAACACAATATCTAGTATAGAACAAAATAAGAACAAATCGTGAACAAATCATAAACAAAAAAAAGCACAGATTTTTCAAATTTTTTTCATAAATCTATTGACTTATTATGTCAGTATAATTATATTTACAGGTATAACTAACTTAATGGAGAAATAAAAATGGAACTAACAATAAAAGAAAATAAAATTTTAAATGAAATTTTTGAATACACACTAACTGCTTGTAATTCTTTTAAAAGAGAAGAACTTACAGTAGATGATATAGATGATATAGTTGAATGGTATGTTGATGTATTTGATATATGGCATCAAGTAGGTTTTATGCAAATGTCAAAACAAAGCATAGGTGGCGTTTTCACATCTTTACAAGAAAAAGGTTTAATATATCCAGTAGAAGATGTTGAAAGTGACAAAGGTCTTATGCAATTTTGTATAACTGAAGATGGAATGAAACATTGTTTGGAACAAAATATAAAATGTAGAAGTTGCGGTGAATTTAAACATACAAAAGACATTAAATCTAATGATAGAGGTAATTATTGTTTTAAATGTTATGATAATTTTGTATATATGGGTATGAAACCTTAATATCAAAATAAAACAAAATAAAATTAGGGGGTTTTAATGCCCCCTTTTTTTATGCCTAATTACATTCTAAACGCTTTACAATATGTTTTTTAATATCGACAACCCAAGTATCAAAATCACCATCATAATACTTTAGACAATGTAAAATAAAATTTATTCTCGTTTCAGGATTAATTTCATTTTTTACTCTATCAAAAAAAATTTTTATATTATCCCTATTTTCTGATTTTAACATTTCTTCTATTTTTATTTCATACGCCATTTTATTTCTTTCATAATACAATAATGAAATATTATTGTTTCTATGTATATAACAATTAAGAAGCGGAAATTGTCGGAAAAAAATAATTTTTTTAAAGGGGTTAAAGTAGGGGTATAATTATTATTACACTAAAGGGCGGCACACAAATCAAGGGGGGGGTCTAAAATGCCTATAATTATATCTATTTAGCCTATTCCTCGATCTTAGTTGGGGTTATATCTATTGTCTTTGCTTTATTTAGTCTTTCTTCCCTTTTATAATCTTTAATGCGGTCTGCTACTACATTTATTGTCTTAACTAATTTAACATCTATATCAGTTTGCTTTTGTTGTGGGAATAAGAACGCAAACTTACTTATATCTCTTATATCCTTAGTTAAAGCGTCTTTAATTAGTTTATGTAATGGTTTTGCTGGGTCTTTCTCCATTTCATCTAAAGCATACCCAAAGCTGCGTTTAAAGATGTTATAAGCCCCTTGCTTTTGTTTATTAGTGACGCTTCCTTTAGGGCGACCTCTACCCCTTTTTACTGGTGTTTCGTTGTTTAAATCGCTTTTATTTGCTTTTGCCGCCATGATTTTCGCTTTCCTTTGTTCCTTGCCCCCCATATTCCAATTAATAAAATAACTAAGTCATTGTTTTATATGTATCACGATTTATTTAATTATGTCAAAAAAATGTAATTAATTGTATTTAATCTATTGACATTATTTGTCATAAATGCAATATTAATAGTGTAAGAAATGGAGATAACAATGACAAAGATAACAAGATCAACAATTAAAAGTTTTATTAACAACAATGAGATTTTTATTAAAAAAAGAACTGAGTTTAGTGGTTACACAGATGGTGTTGAAAATTACCACGACCAATCAATTAAAAGAGCTGAAAGACTTAGTAAAGATAATCATAATTATCAATATAATCTAGGTATTAAAGGTGCATGGTTTGTTGGTAGTTCAAGAGATTATTTTGAACCTGTACAAGATGGTCACTTTTTTGGTTATGAAGTTTATAACTCTTGCGGCAGTTTTTATCTTTTAACACCAAAGAAATCTGATTCACATGATAATTGGGGTAAATAATGAAAAACTTTCTTTATGAATTATTGTTGGGTTTAATATTAGTTAGTGTAGGAGTATCATTGTTTTGTTACATGATACTCTACATTAATCCTTAGTATCGTATAAAAAGTAATCCACTAAAGCGTGTAAACATTCACAGAATAAATCAAAGCCGCTATTGGCTTTACGATTTATCTTCTTTGCTGCCGATCTTACATCTACATCATATAATAATATATCATCAATAAATCCTCGTAATCTTCTCGGCAAAGATAGTCGTGCATTTTCATAAACCTGTCTATGATGTTCCTGATACTCGTTGCTTGTTAATGTTGGTACTGACCCCTCACCTAATCGTTCACCATATTTAACTATTGTTGTTGTGCGTTCATGTCCTAAAAAATAATGGGTATAATACAAGGTTGCTGCATTGTGCATATCTATATTAATTTGGTTTCTAGCATAATATCTATCGTAAACAGTAGAGCCACGATTTCTTAGTCGTTTAATTCCAGCTTTAATTGTTTCTTCTAAAACAAAAACATTATCAGGATTATGTAGTTGTTCCTTAGTAGGTGCGACTTTCTTCAAATTGCATATCCTTTTCATCTATTGTGTGTTTAACAGGTAAGCCCATCTTTATTAGTTTCATTATGTGTCGATAATCTCCAAAGACCCTTTGTCCTTTATGTATTGGCATAACAAAAGACTTACAGGCTAAAGGTGTTTCATTCGGAAATGTATCATACCATTCTCGTTTAAAGTCATCATCATAAATAATGCCGCTTTGTGCAATATTAGTGCCTTTAGGTAGTTCCCATTTATCATATTTAAACAATTCACCTAAACCTGCATATTTTTGATTATCAATCGTCTTATTAAATTGTTTTAAAAGTTTTATTAACCGACTTGTGTTAGGCATAAAGTCAGAACTAAAGTTAGTGATAATAAACTTTTTAAGATCGTTTAGGTATTTTTCAAATTCTCGTAAATTATCATGGTTAGGGATATTTTCATTAAGCAACAATGTTGTGTCCTTAATAAACATCTCACTATCTTCTCTTGATTTATTCCCTAAAGAATAAGTTGCCAATAGACCCTTTTGTAAAAACACTTCAGCAATAGCATTACAGCGTGTTTCAAAGTTTATGTTTTTTTGTATGTTATTCATTCCACCCTCCGCTTTTTAATTTTGTTATTATATCATCAACGACTATGGCTTGTGAAACTTTATTTGGTGCAGCTTTCTTTAGCCAATTCAAAAATGCTAAATTATAATTCTTCCGAACTTTCTTTTTATCCTCATGCCATTCAAGAAATAGTCGTCTTTGGTGATGATAGTCTAAATTCTTTTCCTTTATCAATGACCAATGTTTGTCATTTAGTTCTAGTTCAATTTCATTCATGTTTAGTTACCTTTTATTATTTATTTATTTATTTAGTTTAATTTAATTTCTTTGTTTCTTTATTACAAAACTCATGAGTTTTCACATGAGTTTATTTTTTGTTGTTAATAATAGCCTTTAAATCGGTTGAACTGTTTATTGTATCTTGTTGTTTATTTAACATTCTTCGTTTTTCATTCCAGTTTTCACGACTTTGTTTCTTCTTTAAATTTTGATTAAAAAATGTAAAAATAAATTCACTTTCTATACAATTATCGTCAAAATTTACATAGTTTGGGTAATCATTTGCACATTTTTTTAATCGATTTATATTAATTTTTAGTTTCTTTTGAGCAATATTTATCGGTAAAGGTTCACAATCTCTACGCCATAACTCAATAAAAAGTATGTATAAATCCTTTGCAATAGCCGCACCGCAATCATGTTGTATGTTCACAAGATCACTAACTGGTACATTCATAAACGCTAATTTTTTTTCCATTTTATCCTCCTATAATAAAATTTGTTGATAATATTCTTTATATATATCATGTTTTTGTTCTTTGTTTATATTTTTAAATATATGTACAATTACATCAATAGTCCAACCATCTCCTAAAACATCAGCAGCTTGTCTATAAGTTAAACAATTTGTATATCCTACTGGTACAGTTTGTGCCATTTCTAATTCTTTTCTTGTTAGAGTACGACAAAAATCTTTATAAGCGACTAAACCTGAATTGGGGCTTTTTTGTTGGCTTCTCGTTAAACAATGTACTTTTTTTTCTGTTGTAGCATTAAGACAGCTTTTTCTATCTTCATATTCATTTAATTTTGTTGGTGTTCGACCTTTGCCATTGTTCCACATCTGTTTATGTCTTTTTGTTTTTTTTAATTTATATTTTTTTATTTTATTATTATTTGTTTCTTTATAATCTTGAAAAGAAATATTTTTATCAGTTGGTTTTGTTGTATTGGGTATATTAGTCCAATAAATTCTTTCTCTATTTTGATAACTCACTAATGATGAATTGATATAAAATCCACAAACTTTTAAATAATTATCAAGTTGATTTTTGTAGTAATCAGTCATCACAACATTTTCTAATAAAAAATATTTAGGTTTACATTCATTAAGCAACCTTAAATATTCATAAAACAATTTTGATTTTTGACCGGCTAAACCTTTTCTTCCATGCATATTTGCTATACTAAAATCCTGACATGGTGAACCACCGATTAATAAATCAATTTTTGGTAAATCAGTTGCATGTATTTTACAAATATCTCCAATGTGTATTGTATTAGGATAATTTTTTTTTGTTACTTTAATTGCAGATTTCTTAATTTCACTTGCATAGTAATTATCATATTTAATGCCAGCTTTATTTAATGCAATTTGCCCACAACTCATACCATCAAATAAACTTAAAACATTCATCAGGACAAACCATTATAACCATGTTGTATAATCGTAAAGTCATCAATATTTATCTCAACAACTGTACCTATATCCCTTTTTTGATTTCTTTTACTTACATTTTGATAATGTAAAAAATCATCAGCTGTTGCGTCAACCTTTGATAAATCTGCATAACCAATAGTTCCATCACTCCACTCTACGATAAAGAAACAAGGCTTACCAAAATTGTTAATAATATCTTTGGCAAACATAAATTTTTTTAATGCTAAATATATTGTGGGAAAGTCACCGAATTTATGGTCACGAACTCGTGTTTCTGCCCATGCCTTTAATTCCATTTTTGGATTTAAAACTTTTTGCAGCCCATCTTCATCAATAATAGTTTTTGGCTCACCAATCCTCCAACAGCTAAAGTCGATAGGGTGCATGGTGTCCTCTTTCTTCATAGTACAATTCCACCTAGCACTAAAGATAGACGCTAACCGATCTTCATTTGCTATATCTTCACCTGTTATGTTTACAATAAATGGTTCAGTATTACTCATGGTCTTGCTCCTTTATAACTATAAATTTCAAAATCTCTTTTTAATGTTCCATCTTCATTAATTAAAGATGGCATTGTAGATAATGTTTCTATAATTTCTTTATCAGAAAACTCTACATTAGATTTTATTGTAAAAGTTTTTCCAGTCCTATCTCGAAATTTATTAACCCATAGTTTATCACCAACAGACACATAAGATGGAATATATAAAAAAACTTCAGATGACTTTTTTATTTCCTTAATTATATTTTTATATATTTTATTACTCATGGTCTTGCTCCATGCGTTCCCATGCTTTAATAAAAAAACTATTTGGGTCAACTAGGTTATCGGTCAAATCGTGACAAATGATTTTCATATTCCTTACATTAGGAATACTAAGACCCTCTGCCCACCGATATATTTGCCGCTCTGTTCCAAGTTCTTTCCAGCCATCTTTCTTGGCAATAGAATAAACTGTTTCACCTCTTTCACTAAGATATTGCTTGAAGTTCATTTTCTTCTCCTATTTTAATATTAATTTAGTCGTTTATGTATTCCACCATTTGTGAAACAAATTTAAAATTTTTAAATTCTGTTTCAGGTATGTTATTTTTTTTCATATAATCTATTATTCCATTATTGTTATGCAATGAAGTATCAATATAATCATTTTTATATTTATATCTTCGCCATGCGTACATTCTATTTTTCATTTTCTTCTCCTGTTTTAAAAATTTCTGCTTTTATATTCTTTAAACATTCAGTATCAAAAATAAATACCTCTTGTTCACCCCTATCATCACAATAATAAAAATTATCAGACCCTTTTATTGTGGCTTTGTAAGTAACAAATTCAGGGCTATCAAATTGGTTGTATTCTAATATATGTGGGTTGTTAATTCTGTTCATAAAAAACTTAGCCATGTCTTTGTCTAGTGTCCAACAATGACCTAATGGCATTTCAACTCGTTCTTCATTACCACCCCAATTTCTTTTTATTGAAAGTAATTGACCACGATAAATGTCAAAAGTTTTTTTCTTTTTTAGTTCTTTAAACTTAAAGACTTGTTTCGATTTAGGATTACAGTCTTGGAAACCTCTTAAATCCAAAAGCTCCTTATCACCTATTTCATGTGTTAAACAATAATTAATAAGTTGGGCTTTTTCAGCTTCACCACCATATTCTTTTTCAGAATGTGCGTTCCACAAATCACTAAGGTATCTTGTTTTCATGTTCATTTTTTTATCTCCAAATAAAGTTATAAATACCTTTTTACTATTAATGAACTTATTAGTCAAGACATATTTAATCATGTAATTTTTTTTTAGGAAATTAAAATTCATCATAAATAAAATGTAACAAAAACAACAACTTATAAATACTTGTTGACATTAAAATACAATATAAATATACTGTATGTATATTCAATAAAACATTATGGAGGTTAAAATGA